TAGATAATTTATTATTTTGTCCTGAATATATTTCAATTGTAGTTGATAAACACAGTCATTATAAAAAACTTATTAAAAAAGGTTTAATTGTTAATGGAGAGAAATATATAAGATTGCTTTGTGGGGCTGGTAATGCCAGAAATAACACAGTTTTTTTTATAAATGAAAAAATATACGATGAGTTAGATACAATACTTAAGAATGGTCATAACGACGATTTAAAGATAACTGAGGGCAAGTATAATGCTTATTATGCTTTGTCGAATAGCTCTACTTATAAAGTTTCTGAACCCAGAGTATGTGTTGTCCCTGATAAGGAAATTAAAATGACAAAAAGAGTTGATTATATAGAAGAACAACCTATCTATGATAATATTTATGATATGGAAAGAGAATTAGATTTTAATTTATGGGATGGTATGGGAATATGTTCTCCTGAATTAGCAAAACAATGGTCTAAGGATTTAGAATTAGATTATGAGCCTTGTGCTTTTTGTATTAGGAATTATTTTGTAAAAGGTCTTGTTTGTGTTTTTGATTTTCATAAGTTTTCTAAAGAGATTGCTGGGAAACATATTATAAATGATATTTATGGCAACGAAGTTGATACGGATAATATAGATATGATTATTACAGAATCACAGTTTAAACTTTGGAAAGGTTATAACTCTTGGGAACATTATAAAACAGAATGTAAAAAAAATGATGCTTTTTGGGGAGTTACAAAATTTACTCCTAAAAAAGATAAGAAAACAGTTTTTACTAATTATCAATTCTTACAAGTTTTAAATCTTGACACAGAACAAAAGATAAAAGATTTATGCAATCCCACTCTTGAGTGGTTTGATAAAATAACTAATAAAGATGCTAATTATTCTTTATTATATTTATTAGGTGATGTTTGCAATAGAGATGTAACGGAGTTACAAGATGGTAGTTTTTATTACAATCTTGATAATACAGTTAAAGCTTTGTTATATAATAAGGAATTAATAGATGATGTGCATATTAAAACAAAGATTGATAGGTATATTAATACAAAGATAAGAGAAAGTTATATAGGTAAGTTACTTGTAAATGGCAATTTTCAATTTATGATATCTGACCCTTATGCTCTATGTGAGCATATTTATGGTTTAGAAGTAAAAGGGTTATTGAATGAATTTGAACATTATAGTAGTTATTGGAATGAGCTTGGGATTAAGAAGGTGCTGGCAAGTCGTGCCCCGATGACATTCTTTACAGAGAGTAATATATTGAATTTAAAAAATAATAAAGAGTTAAAAAAATGGTTTGGACATATATATAGTGGTATAATATATAATGTTCATGGTATGGATGTAATAATATCAGCCGATTCGGATTAAGTGAGGGTCCGCCTAGAATAGTGATATCTAGGAAAAAATGTGGTGAACCTAGACATCTAGGGTGTAATAATAACGATTAGTAGCTATAGGAAATGATAGTTAATATTATTGCTAACAAGGGACGCCTAAGTCGTAAGATATGGTAATCTTGTGCTAAGATATGTTAAAAAAACTTATAAGAATTATAACATATAAAGTTCAACGACTAAATAAGATTAATAATCTTGAGAGATAGAATGTGAAACTCATTTTATCGTAGCGCCACAGGTGTTGTTTTCAACATCATTAAATAGTCTAACCCCAATTTTAAATAATTGTTAAAGTACTAGGAAACTAGGGGTATTAGTGTATGACCGGAGATATTATTTTCAGCTCCAGCAACCAAACAATGATAGAGAATGCCATGACTGGCAATCCAATAACCTATACCAAACATCCAACACAAAAAAGAATAATAAATAAAAAAGATTTATTTAAAGCAGATTTAATGTCTTTTGATACAAAGATTGGTTATATAACCAACTGTTCGACCACATTGTACTCTATGTTGCCTTTATATGAAAAAGGCACAAAAGAATACGAAGAGATAATAAATAGGCTTAAAATATGCCGTATGGCTCAGCGGCAACGAAATCGACCGAGCTAAAGGACTTGTTGTAAAAGATTTTCCTAAATGGTGGACTAACTGGATGAATCCAGATAAACCAAACGAATTATTTACAAAAGAAGAAATTGAATTTAATAATAAATTAGTGATAGAGAAAAGACCAATGTTTATGAAACATCTTTATTCTAAATATAAAAAGGATTTTAAATTCCATCAAGATAGATATAATTACTTGTGTCAAAAACAATATAATTTAACTATTGATGATTTATTAGCAAAAGATTATTTAAATGAAGAACAAAAGAAATTAGTAGATAATTATAATAAATATAATCCTTTATTAGATACTGATTGTCCTATGAATAATATAAGTAAATACATGGAAGAGCAAGTAAAAGAAATCAAAATAAACGTTAAAAAGAAAAACCATGAAAAGATATTTGATATATTATTTAATCAAAATATAGATATTACTGAAAAAGAAATTAAGAGTATGGAAAAGAAATATAAGAGTTTCTTATCAAGTACGAGAAGTTTAAATGCTACTGATAATGAAACAGATTATGAATCTATAGATGCTTATTCTGATATTAGTAAAGATATTCAAAAACTAGCTAATTTAGCTATATATGTAAATTATAAATTATATCCAAACAGCAATAAAAACTTTGCTTGGAATCTTTTTGGAAATGGAATAATATTAAATCTACACGAGAAAGAAAATGGTTTAATTACTATTCCAGTAGAAAATATTAACGGAGATATAAATTATAGAGGAAGTACATATAAAAGCGAGGAGGTTATTATTGAATTATGATGATATTTGATGAAGAAAAATATGCAATAGATATAATTAAAAATGGATTTAAAGATAAGAATATATTTAAAGATGTTACAAAGGTTGCTAAATATTTAAGATATAAAAATGAAGATGATAAATATATTTATAAATTATTACATGATTTATGTAGGGAATACAAAAAAGATTATAACGAAATTAACGATGATGATATAATAACTAAAATAACTAAAAGTAGTAAAAAACTCACTTTAAAAATAGGTAAAAATATAGATATTACTAAAAGTGAATTTGATGCTATAAAAAATGAAGATGAGAAAATTAGAAAAGTTTTATTTGTTATGCTTGTTATATCAAAATTTGAAAAGAAAGATAGTCAAGAAGATTTTTACTTTGCTTTGACGGATAATGAAATATTTAAATTGGCAAAAGTAAATGTAAGAAAATCTAAAAGAGATGAAATAATGTATTATTTAACTAATAACGGTTTTATCAATCCTACAATTAATAAAAGTTGTAAAGTTTTATTTGCTAATGAAAATAGTGAGTCTTTAATTAATTTTAAAGTAGATGATAATATGTGTATTTATTTAGATATCCTTTTAGGTAAAAAAACTATGCATTGTGAAGTCTGTGATAAAATAATATTAAAAACAAATAATAGAATAAAATATTGTAAAGATTGTTATAAAGTTGTTCATATAGAACAAATAAAACAAAGTGTAAAAAGGCAAAGAAGCCTAAAATAAAGGGTTTCAGGGTAGGGTTTACTTTTTAAAAATACTCTCTACCCATTGAAACTCTAGGTTTACATAATAATTATACTCCAAGTATGATTTCACTCTTATATGAATAAGAGAATATACATATGTGGGTAGCTTAAAAGTAAAGCAACGGGACAAAAACCGTAAGCTCTTGGTTCAAATCCAAGCCCACATACTTAAATGTTTTTTTGTTTTATTATTGAAAGGAAGTTTAATATGATTATTGAAAAAAAAGAAAATGAAAATGAGTTAGAATATATTATAAGGTTATTTAAGAATAAAAAGGAATATGATTTAGATTATTCAGAATTATTTAAATTAGCATTTGATAAAGAATTTGCACCAGACGAATCGAGGAAAAGGGCGTATCGGCATTAACATGTTAATAGATATAATTGATAGAGAAGGATTAGATTTTTCTCCAGATAAAATAAAACAAGAATTAATAACTTTAAAACAAGATATAATAAAAGAAAGAATGAAAATATCTGATGAAAAAAATGAATTAAGAAAAACATTAAGAAGTGAAGCAAGAAAAGAAACTATTGAAGAAAAAATAGAATCTGCTATAAAATGTTTGCCTGAGTTAGATATACCTTATACTATAACAAAAGAAGAAAATTCCAAAAGTGCAATATTAGCTATGGCTGACCAACATTTTGGAAAAGAATTCGTTGTTTATGGTTTAAATGGAGAAATAATAAATTCTTATAGTCCAGAGATTTTTAAAAATAGAATGTGGAAATTAAGAGATGATATAGTTAATATATGCGAAAAAGAAAATATAACAGAATTAAATATATTTTCATTAGGAGATTTTCTTGAAGGAATATTAAGAATAAGTGCTTTACAACAAATTAAATTAGGATTAACTGATAGTATGATAGAATATGGGTACTTTATGGTTAATTGGTTAAATAATTTAAGTCATTATGTAAAGATAAATTATATGCAAGTTGTTGGTAATCATGATGATATTAGATTATTAACAGGGCAAAAAGGTGATTTCCCTAAAGAAAATATGGGGAAAGTTATATTACAATTCATAAAAATAGGATTACAAAATAATAAAAATATTAATGTAATAGAAAATATTGATGAGAATTTTATATATTGTAATATACAAGGATTTGACATTTTAGGTGTTCATTGCTTTAAAGGTAATAAATATGATGTTATAAAACATTATGAAAATATATACAAAACAAATATAGATATAATTTTAAGTGGTCATTTTCATAATGGTAATTCTCAAAATGTAGGATTAGATAAAGAAGTAATAGGGGTTCCATCAATAGTTGGAGTTGATTCTTATTCAATGTCTTTAAATAAAACTGCTAATGCTGGTGCTAAATTATTAATATTAGAAGAAAATATAGGTAAAACTATAACTTATGATATTAAATTAGATTAAGGAGTGATTTTATTGTTAGGTGAAAGTGTCCTCAAAAAAATCAAATTTATAATAATTTGTTTAATAACAATATTCTTTATTTTTTTATTAGTAAGTAATATTGTGTTTTCACGATATGAGAAAAAAGTAAGAGTTGTTATAGATAATCAAATTGTTGGATATTTTGAAAGTGAAGAGGAATTTAGTGATACGTTTACAAAACTAAAGAGCGAACTTTCTGCTGGATATGAAACATATGATATATATATTAATAATGAACCTAAGATAGAAACTATGTATGTTAAAAAAGATATATTAGTTTCTCAAAATAAATATACTCAATTAAGAGGTTTTATAAAAACTAAATATACTTTATTTGCTATTTATTTAAATAATGAAAAAAGTATGGAGTTTGTAAATAAAGCTGAGGCTGAAAAATATTATAATGAAATTAAAAATAGTACTGTAAATTTACCAATAGAATTAAAAGCTGAAGTAAAATATGAGAAAACAAGTTATACTTCTATTGATAAAGCAGAATCTATAAAATTAGATATGGTAAGTAGATATAAACCAATAGAAATACCTAAAGTAGAAGAAGTTATTGTTCCTGTTCAAACTACATTTTATCCAACAACAACAAGATATATTTCTTGTAGATTCGGAGAGTATTTTGGGCATTCAGGGATTGATTTAGCGGGACCGTTAGGCAGTCCTATATATGCTTATAAAACAGGAACTGTTATTTTAAGTGGTTGGGTTGCAAGTTATGGGAATTGTATTTTAATAGACCATGGTAATGGAATTGTAACAAGATATGCTCATTTAACAAAATCTCTTGTTAGAAATGGGCAATCTGTTTCCGGTGGTCAAAAAATAGGATTAATGGGGAGTACGGGAAATTCAACTGGAAGTCATTTACATTTTGAATATATTTTAAATAATAAATGTATAGACCCTTATAATTATATATTTTAAATAATAATCCTTATCTAAATCCTTTATATGGGATTTGATTAAAAAACGTATTATTATACATGTGTATGTAAGGGTTTAAATACATTGTCTTTAATTAGACGGCTAGTATGTTTCGGCATACTAGTCTTTTTTATGCTTTCTTAGCTCAGTTAGTCAGAGCGGCAGTCTTGTAAACTGCAGGTCATCTGTGCAATTCAGATAGAAAGCTCCATGAATTAATTATAGAAAGAAGGTTATTATATGAATTATTATATATTTTATATTATAATAGGATTTTTAATTGGAATATTTTTTCAAAAAAATATAATTCCTATTATAGAAGGTATATTTGAAATTTTACATATATTGATTGAAACTAAAAAATCAAACTCAATATATGATTTAAATATTATGAATAAAGAAATAATTGAATTAAACGAAACTAAAACAAGTGAGTATGTTTTAGGTTTTAGAAGTAAAGGTGATGGAAGATGAAAAAGGTTGTTAAACAAAAATCAAAGTCGTTTAAAAAACCTAAGATTTTAGAAAATTATACTTGTTTTAAATGTTTTGAAACAAAAAAAGAAACAGAGTTTTATGTTTCTAATAGTCATGCTTATAATAAAGTTCCTGTATGTAAACAATGTTTAGCGGAAATGTATGATTTATTATTACAAGAAACAAAAGACCCTCATAATGCTGTCTTAAGAATGTGCAATTTGTTTGATATATATTATCACGCAGGATTAATTACAAGTATAGAAAAAGAAAAAGGTGTAACTTTTTTATTTAAAACATATATGTCAAAAGTAAATTCTATGAATCCTTATAAAGGTAAAACTTTTGAAGATAGTGGTCTTAGAACTATATCAAATGATGTAGAAGAAATGGTTGAATCACTGACAGAAGAAGAAGATGTTCTTTTTTGGGGTAGAGGATTTTCTAAAACAGATTATGAAAGTTTGAATTTTTTTCTAGATAGATGGTGTAAAACACATAAACATAGTACTGAAGGAGAATTAGCTTGTTTAAGAGAAATATGTATATTACAATTACAAATAGAGAAAAATAGACAAGCAAAAAAAGTAGATACTACTCTTGCAAAAGAAATGAGAGATTGGATGAAAGCTGCAGCTATAGACCCTGCAAAAGCAAAGGTTGCTGATGGTGCCGCTTCTATGGATACTTATGGATTATGGATAGAAGATATTGAAAAAACAACTCCGGCAGAATATTTTAAAGATAAGAAGCTATATGCAGATTTTGATTCTTTAAAGAAATATTCTTATGATTTTATATATAGACCTTTGAAAAACTTATTAACTGGTTCAAGAGATTTTGATATTAAAGATGATGATTCTATATTTAAGAAAAAGGTTAATTAAATATGGCAAGTTATAATGGTTATCAAAATGAAAGAAATAAATATGCAAAATCAAGTAATCAGTTTAGAAAAGCGGATTCTTCTACAAAAGAAAGAGAATTAGATGCTGTATGGCGTGAAAAACTTACAGATTGGACTACTTTCTATAGAAGAAACATACATAGGTTTATAGAACATTATTTAGGTGTTGAATTATATTTATATCAAATAATTTGGATTTATTTAATGAGTCAAAACTCTGTTTTTATGAGTATATGTGCTAGGGCAAGTGCAAAATCTTATCTTATAGCATTATATGCAATTGCTAAATGCATATTATATCCTGGAACGAATGTCGTTATAATGTCAGCCACAAAGAAACAGGCAGGATTAATTATAACTGAGAAAATACAAGGAATATTCCAGCCTAAATATCCAAATATTGCAAGAGAAATAGATAAAATAGTTAGTAATAATACAAACTGGGAAGTTTTCTTTCATAATGGCTCTAAAATTGTTGTTGTTGCTGCGAGTGATAATGCAAGGGGTCATCGTTCTAATTTAAATATTTATGAAGAATTTAGATTAGTTAAAAAAGAAATTATTGATAAAGTAGGAACTCCCATGTTAGAAATAAGACAAGCTCCTTATTTAAAAAAAGAAGAGTATAAGAATTGTTTTTATGAAGCAGAAGAAGTATTTATTTCATCTGGTGGTTATAAACATGAATGGATTTGGAGTGAACTTGTTAAATATATTAATGGTTTATATCAAGGTAAAAGTTATGGTGTTTTTGCTACTGATTATTTTACTGCAATAAAACATAGAATAAAAACATTTTCACAAATACAAATAGATAAAGAGAAGATGGATGAAACATCATTCTCTATGGAATATCAAAATCTTATGATTGGTGAAAGTGATAGTGCTTATTTTAAATATAAAGATTTTAAAAATAATTCAGATTTAGAATTAGCTTTTTATCCACATAAAAACGAAGAAATAATAAAAACAAGACAAAAACATAAAACAAAAGAGATTGGTGAAATAAGACTTTTAATAGCCGATATAGCTATGGCTGGAGGACAAAAGAATGATAATACTATTATTCAATTAATGAGCCTACAACCATCAAGTAAGGGCTATATAAGGCAACTTAAATACATAGAATCTTGTAATGGTATGAATACAGAGAATCAAGTTTTAAGATTAAAGCAAATATTCAATGATTTTCAATGTGATTATTTTGTTCTTGATATAGCGAATGCTGGTAGGTCTATTTATGATTTATTAACAAAAAAAACTATAGATACAACAAGAGTAAGAGAAGATGGTGAAATAATAGAATACGATGCTTTAAAAATAACAGAAGATTCAAAATATCATTTAGTTAATAAAGATACTATTGATGATTTAAAACAAAGAACTTTATTAGCAAACGCATCTCCCGTTATAATTCCTATAACAGGTACGGTAGAACTAAATCATCTTGTTCATATGGAAATGAAAAAAACTTTAAATGATAGAAAAATCCAATTATTGATAAATCCTGAAAAAGCAGAAGATATGCTTATTAAAAGTAAAAGAATCACTGGGGAAACCAATAATGATGAAAGAATTGATTTATTAAAGCCTTATCTTGAAACTAATGAAATGATAAACGAATCTGTTTCATTAGAATCTGTATGGACTAGTGGCAAATTAAAATTAGTAGAACCTAGTGGAAATAGAAAAGATAGATACATGACTTTAGGTTATGGTAATTATTTTGCTAGTGTTTTAGAAAGATATTTATTAAAGCAAGAGGATAATAATGATATGAAGAGTATTATGGGTTTAATGAGCAATGGATTTAAAAAAGAAAATACTTTAAAGAATATATTTAGATAAGGAGGTGTAGAATGGGTAGAGGTAGAAAAAGAAAAATGAAAAATGTTAATAAAACTGAACAAAAAATTTTATCTAATTTCTCTAATTCAAATATAAAGCCAGCAACAAATGAACAATTAGAAACAATTCAAGAGTTTTTTAATAAATATGCTGTTGATTTAAAAAAAGATTTAGATAGAATAGATTTATTAGCTGATGTATCAAGTTCTAAAGGACAATACAGTCCAGTTTTATCTGAACAATATCTACATGATATGATATTTAATCCAGCTTCTGCATCATCTGATGATATAGCTGAATGGCTTTTAAACCCTAGAGCAAATGATGCTAATATAAGAAATTTATCTTTATATTTAGAGTCTGCTGTTGGGCAATATGGTCGTGCTGTATATGAATTAAACGTAGAAAAATCATGGAAGTATTTATTTAACACCTTCAAATGTAGTAATGCTAAATATGTTGATAATGCTGATTATATCCATAGTTATGAAATGGCTGCTGAAATATGTAGAAAATTAAATATAAGGTCTCAATTTTCCAAAATAGATTTAACTATAATGGAAAAAGGTGTTGGATTTTATATTATAAAAGAAAATACTGATAATATAACTTTATTAGAATTACCAGCGGATTATTGTTTTATAACTGCTCCATGGACTTATGGTTGGCAATTTGCAATAGATTTGTCATATTTTGATAGAATGATAATGATACCTAATATATTGCCAGAATTGACGGATGCCTATAAAGAATTAATACAAAAAAGAAAAGAAGGTTTAGAAGGTGATAAATTAGCACCTTGGCAATATTATAAATTACCTATTGAAAAATCTTTTTGCTTTACATTCAATCCTAATAAAGGTGATAAATTACCACCATTAACAGGAGCTATGGGTTCTGCTTTAGATGTTATAAGTTACAGAGAGTTATTAAGAAAAAAATCTTTATTAGATTTATGGAAATTAATATCTTTAAAAATGCCAATGAATAAAGAAACTAATAAACCTATATTGACTTTCGAAGAAGCTGCTGAATATATTGGAATGATACAAGACCAAACACCAGAAAATGTTGTTTCTTTTGTATCACCTTTTGACGCTACTGAAGTTTCTGGAAATCAAGTTAGTACATTAGATGCATTAGTAGGTTTAGGAAATAATAATGTTTATAGTTCAATGGGTGTTTCGTCAAGTGCTTTTGGTGGAGATAATAAAAATGCAGGAGCAATTAGATTATCTTTAGAAATAAATCATTTTTATGCAAGTACACATATGTATAATCAATTTGCTAATTTAGTTAATTGGCTTATATCTCTTAAAACAAGAAAATATAAATGGCAAGTAAGTTTTTTCGGTATGAAATTAAAACATAACGATGAAATTAACCAAGCTATTAAATTAACAACAGGAACAAATTTTCCTATTGAATATTTAATGGCAAATGTTGGTTTTGAACCATTCCAAGTAGAAAGTTTTATTAATTGGAGTGATAGTAGAGATTTAAAATCAAAAATGAAACCTTTACAATCAATGAATACACAATCTGGAGATGTTGATTCTCAAGCAGGGCGACCTGCAGGTGAGGATAGTGAATTAGGCGATGCAGGTGAAAAAAGCAGAGAATATAAAGAGTAAAGTTTAGGAGGGTGATGGAAGTGTTGGTAAGAAATTTAGAAAAAACAACTATAGAAAGATATCGTTGTGGTTCTCCTAATCTTTGTAATTTTTTAGAAGAGAATGGAATTAAATATAGTTATTTTTATGTTAATAAAAAAAATAATAGAACTATATGGGTTTTTAATATGTGCGACGAATTAAGCGCTTTATTGAGCAAATGGTCAAGCAATAAACCTAAAGGAGTGGATAATAATGTTGATATCAAATGAAACTAATACGTTATTGAATCTACTAGTTCAACAAGGGTTTATTTTAAACAGACTTTGGGATAGAGGTCTAAGTATATTGAATATTAATTTTGCTATGAATAATTTTGAAAAAATATTTCATGGCGGATTAGCTCACAAATTCCCTGTTGATTGGTCAGATACAATTTCTGAAATTCAATCAAAGTATAATATAGTTACAGAGTATTTAGAAACACCTACTGATGTAAGTGTTTATTCAGAACCATTAGAGTTTTTTAATAAAAATTTAGAATATCATAAAAAAACTTATAACATATTATGTGATGCGATTAAAATTGCTGGAGAAACAAATGATTTAAATGTTCAAGCAGAATTAATTGAGTTTATGAAGATATTTAATAAGTTTATGAATCAAGCTATTTTATTAGTTGATAAATCAAAATCATTCAAAGATGATTATGCAATGTTTGATAGTATGGCTGATAAATTCTATATAATTGGAAATTAGGGGTGGTTGCATGAAAAAGAATTTTGAATTAGATTTAATGCAAGAAATTTTTAATGATGATTATTGTAGTATTTATGAAGTGCTTTTACTACATACAGGTATAAATAGAAATGGATTTAATATATCAAAAGATGCTGTAATTAAATCTTTACCTAGTTTTTTTAATAAACCTTTATATGCTTTATTAGATAACAATTTTAATAAAAGCAATTCAAAGGATTTTACAAATCATTATATGGATGATGATGCTTTGTGTACAATGAATTATAATGTTGAGGATGTTTGTATTTTTGGTGTTATACCAGAAAGCGCACCTATGGAATGGATTGAAAAAGATGGTAGAGAATATCTAAAAACTCAAGCAATAGTTTGGAAGAATTATTGTGGAGTAATAAATGATATATTACAACGTAGAGATGGAAATGTTAAAGTTTCTATTGAAATTTTCTTGGAAGAATATGAAAAACAAGAAAGTGGTATTGTAGATATAAATAAATTTAAATTTTTATGTGTTACTATGCTTGGTGCTGACGTAATGGAAGGTATACAAGGTAGTTCAATAAAATCACTTAAATTTTCACAAAAACAATTAAATGATAGATTTATAGATTTTTCACAAAACTCTAATAAGTCTAATATAATAAACTCAATAATGAGTAAATATAGTTTAATAGAAAAGGAGGCTTTATCATTGCAAGAAAATAAAGATATAGAATTCTCAGTAGAGGATTATGGTAAAGGTAAAACTATTAAAGTAAAAAAAGGAAAAGATGATATGTCTACAGGAGACTGGGGAAATGTCGATAAAATTGCACTTAGAAATAAAGTGTTAAATGCAAAAAATTACAAATCATTAGTAAACGATGTTTATGCATTAGTTGAAGATGGTTGGGAAGAGGCTCCGTCTGAACATTTAAAATATCCTATTATGGAAATTAAATCAGATGTTGCTGTTTATAATAGATATGGTCTTGCTGCTGCTTTAGCTTATGCTAGTAAAGAAAACGAAACATCGGTTATTAGCAAGGTAGAATCACTATATAAAAAACTAGAAATAAACGATACAGAGGGAGGTGAAAAGAAAATGGAAAAAGAAAACGAAATTAAAAATGAAAATTTAGAACTTAAAAATGAAGAAGTTAAAAACGAATCTAATTTAGAAGTGAAAAACGAAGAAATAACAGATGAAAAAGAAATAAAAAATGAAACTGTTAAAGAAGAAGATTTTGCTGAAAAAGAAGAAGATGTTAAAACTGATGATAAAGAAGAAGAAATTGAAAAAGAATGTAAAAATGAACTTGAAGAAAATTTCGAGGAAAAATTTAATTCTTTAGTAGAAGAAATGTCTTTATTAAAAGAAAAACTTCAAACTTATGAAAGGGCTGAAGAGGAAAAACAAATGTCAGAAATGATAGATAAATTTGCTCATTGCATGTCTGAAGATAAGATAAAAGAACTTAAAAACTCAATAACTGCTTCTAAAAAAGAAGATATGGAAAAATTAGTTAACTCTGAAATTGCTAATTTTGCATTATCTTTCAGTAAAAAAGAAGAAGAAAAAGAGGATAAAATTGAATTTTCAATTAACCCACTTTACACTAATTTAGGTGTAGACTTTTCACATTCTAATGGAAAGAGTACTCTAGATAATATTATTGCTGATAAATCAGTAAAAATAGGAAATGAATAATAAAATAAAAAAAGGAGTGAAGAAAAATGGCAAATTACATATGTAGAACAATGGTAGAAGCACCAGCAGATTGCTATGGTGAAGTAAGAGTAGCAGCTGGTTCAACTTTAAGACCAGGACAAGTAGTAATTGCAGAAGTTAAAGACAATGCTTTAACAGGTAATTACAGTGTTTATATTCCAGGACAAGTAACAGATATTACAACTCAAGAAATATGCTTAGTATTAAATGGTGGATTTGAAACTCTATCTGATGGTAGAAGACCAGACGGACAACCAGATTACACAAAATATACTTTTGCAGCTGGTGAAGTAGTACAAGTTATAAGATTAAATAGAAATAATGTAAAATTAGAAATATCAAAAGACGCTTTAATGGCTAATAGTGCTGCTGTAGTTATAGGTGGAAAATTAGTTCCAACTAACTCAGCTGATTACTTAACATTTGAAGCTGCTGGAACTCCAGTTACAGCTATAAATTTCTTAAAAGTAGAAGCTAAAAAGAACTTCAGACTTGGTGGACTATTTGGTGGTCAATTTGCAGAAACTTACGTTGTAAGAAGTTCTACAAATACTGCTACAACAGTTGTACCTAGTGTTTAAGATAGAAAAGGAAGGTGAATAATAAATGAATGATAAAGAATTAAACTTAGTAAGATTTTCATCTAATGATGAAGAAGTTAAAGCAATAATAAATACACTTGTTGATTTAGGTAGACATTCAATGTTTAATAGTTCAGACAATAAAGTAAAAATAGAAAGATTTTCTATGGAAGGTAATTATTCTACAGAATCAGATAAAGCTAGAAGAGCATTATTAACATATTGTGCTAAAAAAGCAGGTATAGATACATTAGAAACTAAAAGAGATATCGTTGAAGCTTTCGAAGATATTATGTTTTCAAAAACATACAACTCAATTATAGCTAAAGCTTTAAATACAATAGTTTTAAAATCTAACCCACAAGAAATATTAAAATTTGCTAATATCGAAACTGTAGATATTGGTGATTCTCATACTTGGGAAATTGAACCAAAAGGTTTACCAATCGCTCAAAGAATAAGTTATACAAGTAATGTTGTTTATGTTGATGGATATTCTAAAACAGGAATAACTATTACTCCTAAACCTTATGCTGTTGGAACAAGTATGGATTATATAAGAATAATAAGTGGAACTTATGATATTGGTGCTGAATTAGCTAAAGTTGCTATGTCATTATTAATGGCTCAATTAAAACTAATAATTGCTGAATTATATTCAACAACTCCATTAACTGGAACACCTATGTATCAAGCAAACTTTGCTGCTACTGATTATATGCAATTAATTTCTGATATCACTATGTTAAATGGTGGAGCTGCAGTTAGTGCTTATGGTACAATATTAGCATTTAATGCTATTGGTACAATAGCTACAACTAACTATGGTTTTGCTGCTCAAGACAAAATGATAGAAGAAGGATATTTAGGTAAAGCTTATGGAATAAACAACATAGTTGTACCTCAATTAACAGATTTAAGTGAACCTTTCACAGAAGCTAACCAAGCTGATTTAAGATTTGTTCCTGATGATTTAATCATGTTAATATCTAGCGTAGCTGATAAACCAGTTAAATTAGTAAGAGAAAACTATGTAAGAGTAATGGTTAAAGATGCAAATGCTGGAGCTCAATACAGATATGAATATAAATATGTTATGTCTTTTGATGCTGCTGTTTGTACACAAGCTCATTACGGAATACAAAAAACAACTGTTTAATACTGATTATTAAATAAATGCTGTGGGAGATTAATTTCTCCCGTGGTATCTTTATATGAAAGGGGAATTATAAAATGGCAAAAAAAACTACAAAAACTATTACTGAAGATAAAATAAAAGTAGAAGATATTTCTACACCTAAAACAGAAAAAACTAAAGCAATTAAAGAGAGTTTAGAAATTGATAATTCAAAAGAATTAGAATTAGAAAAAATAAAATTAGAATTAGAAAAAGAAAAACTTGAAATAGAAAAACAAAAAGCTGAAATTCAACTTGAAATGGAAAAAATGAAATTATTTATGGCTACTATGCAAAATAATAACCAAGATAATAAAGAAGTTGAAGACGAAGAATTAGAAATAAGTTGCAATATGATTTATGGTATTTCTTTAGAATCACAAAACAAAGATGTTCAAATGAGTTTAAAATACAATCAAAATAGTATTGTGTTAGAATCTGATTTTAAAAAATTAATAAGAAAAGTTTCGATAAGAAAATTATTTGAAGATGGTATAGTTTATTTTGTTGATGAAAGTAACTATAAAAAATTTGGCATAAATAATTATAATGATATTTCTGATAAAAAATTAAAAGAAATTTTAAAAGAAAATATCTCAACTATTACTAGTAAATTTAATGAGTTAACTCAAAATAAAAAAAATATTAATGTTTTACATAGTTTATTATATAGAATATGTAGAATGATAAAAGATAATGAAATTAATGATTTAAGTTATGGCACTAGAAAAAGTTTAGAAGAAGATTATTTTAAAATTCAATTTGATAAAGGAATAAGTTATTTAATAGCTTTAGAAAATAAATAAAATAAAGAAAGGGTGTGGATAATATGGAGACTAGTTTTAATGAAATTTATTGTATGAATCAATTGATAAAAAGTGATAGTAGAATGCAAAGTTATTCTTCAAATGATTTTTATCTAATAATGTGGAAATATTTACAATTTGCTATAGCTGATTTCGTTTATGATTGCAAACAAGATTTAAACAACTATGTTCCATATTCACAAACTACTTATAACTTTATATGTGATGGAATAGATAAAGTTTTTTCTTTGACGCCTGCTCCTACACAAACAGATATATTGTTTTATATAGATTATTCGTCAAATGAAAATGAACCTTATACTGAAATAACAGAATATACATATGATGATATTAATAATACAATAACAATAGATGATGTAAAGCCACAAGGTACAAAAGTTACTATAGTAGCGTATGAAATAGGTAAATTTAATTTAAAGTTAACTTTAGATGAAAAAAGAATATTATCAGAAGCTATGGTTACTCCTTGGTTAGAAGAGCAATCAAATGAACTTAATTTACAAAGATTTGCAATTTATGGTGGAAGTGCTAAAATGTATTCTCAAGGAGAACATATTGGCAAATCAACTCAAAAAATTCAAAATCAAAGAGATAGAGTTGAAAAATTGATTAATCATTATAGTTATAGGAAAAATCCTGATGGTCTTTCTAAATTGGGAGGTAGGTATTATGCTAGCTCCGATTAATAATAATCAAAAATCTTGTATAAGTATTGTCAATGATTATACACATGTAAGAACTAAACCTATAGATAACACAATCTCTATTTTAAAAAATACTTTTGAAGTTAATCCTTCATTTAATAATGTTTTTAGAAATTTTGACCACAATCAATCTTTTAAAACTTGGATTTATGAAGGTAATGAAAAAGATAAAATAGTAGGTTATAAATATATCCAATCTTATCCTTATGATGATGTTAAATTTGAAATAGGGGATTATATAGAATGGAAATATGGAAATAGTGATTTAAGCACATGGTTAATTATATCATTAGATAAACAATATACTCATGATGTTAAAGGTAGAATGTTATTATGTAATAATACTTTAAAATGGATTAATTCAGATAATGAAACTATAAGTTATCCTTGCGTTATTGAAGATTCTATGAGTTATACAAATTTTAAATTTGGAAATTCTGGAGTAGTTGAACCAGGAGCTGATATAGTTGTTCTTGTACAAAAAAATGCTGATACTATGAATATTTCTGTTAATGACAGATATATGTTTAATAATAGAGCTTTTAGAGTAAAACAAAATTTTAATGAATTAAATCCTAATTATTTAGAGATATATATGTCTAAAGTTGCTGAATTACAAAATGATAATTTTATTGATAATATAGCAAAAAATGATAATATTGAAACAATAATTATTGATGACAATACTGTAGTAGAACCGAATATTATTGAAATATTAGAAGGAAATACTGTATCTTTTTCTGTATTTAAATATATAAATAAAGTAAAACAATCAGATGCTTTTACTGTTACAGGCTCTAATATACCTAATTCTAATTATACTTTAACTACTATTGATAATAATAATTTTAGTATTAAAAATGAATTACAATATAGAGATAATCCTTTAACAATTAGTATTCTAAACAATTCCACTAATGAAGTTATAACAAAAGAATATTGGATGGGAGGCAAATGGTAATATGAGTTTAATCCCAAATGAAAGTAATCAATTTGCTTATAATGATTACTCCCTTGTTAGAAAAATACCTGAAACAATCATAGATTATTTATTTAGTAATAGTCCTGATTTTTGGAAGTTATTAAAATATTCTGTAAATCCTTTAGATAATATAGATTTAACAGATGATGAGAAAAAAGCAATGATTTGTAAATCTTCTTTTAATACTGAAAATTTCAATATTGTATTTCAAAAATTTACATCTGACGCTCAAGGGATATCAAAATCACAAGTAAGAGTTTATATTGAAGATGTAGCTTCTTATGGTAGAACCAATGTTTTGGTAAGAATAAAATTTCAAGTAATAATTAATAATAAAGAAATGATTATTAATACTCCAATTTCACCAGTTGATAAAAGGGATATTGCTATTGTTCAAACAATAGTGAAAGCTTTAAATGGTACTATATTACCTAATACAAAATCACAAGTTTTTATAAATTATGATGTGGATAGATATAGTGGTGCTATGGAAACAAGCTTTAATGATAATTATTCTGGATTTAATTTAGTTATGGATGTGTGGATTTAATGGTTAATATGAGTTATAATAATGCATTGTCTTTGGCTTTTGATAAGCCCTTAGAATACAAAACTCTATATTTATATCCAGCTAAAATGCCACATTATTCTATATTTAGAACTATTGGGGATGTATTAACTATATCTAAGGATGATGAAAAAGATATTAAGTTATTAAGGCTGCCTTATTTGGAGTATATGTATGAAAAATCACTTGTAAGTGAAGAATATAAAGTAAAAATAAATATGTTAATATACATATTAGAAGTAGTATTAAAAGACCAAATTTTTGATATTAGTAAAATAGGCGAAAATGTTTACATAAGAGTTTATCAAAGGACAAAAAATTATGATTTATTAATAAATGAATATAATGATATGATTGAAAATTTAAATAAAGAAAATATAAGTGATGCGGATAAATATTATTATACTGATAAAATAAAAGAATTTCAAGATAAAATGTATAACATTGTAACTTTAGGTTCTGAAGAATTTTTAGAAGTAAGAGATTTAATATTTCAACAAAATGATATATTAATAGAAGAATATAATCCAAACACTGAAAGAATATTAAAGGAAACAAAAGATAAATTAGATAAAATAAAAAAAAAGACAGATGTTGATGAAACTGATTTAGAAGATTTAATAACAGCTGTTGCTTTTCATTTAAAATTAGAAAACAATGAAACTCTTTACGATATGACAATAAGACGTTTCAATAGATATGTCGATATTATATTTAGCAAAGAGGATTATTATATGCTTAGAACTGCTCAGTTGAGTGGTAATATAAGCGCAGAAGAAAATATACCATATTGGTTTAAACATTATAAACCAAAAAGCAAATATGATGGTATATTGGTTAGTAGTAATAATCTACTGTCAGGATTTGACGGAGATAAAATTTAAAAAAAGAAAGAGGGATAATTATGGCAAATAATCCAGGTCAAGCTTTAGTATCAGTTGCTGACGTTAAATTTTTTGATTCTGTAACAGATGCATATTTAGGAGAAGGTTTAGCTTTAACTAATTCAGCACTAATACAAGAAGTTCAAGCAATGGAAGTTCGTGGTGGATATTTAAATGCTTTAATATTTAATATTAAACATAGTAAAAATGTAACAGTAAACTTTAAATCAGCAACATTCCAAATGGAATATTTAGCATTCCAAACAGGTACTGCTATAACTACAGGTCTAAAAGATGTTTATAAATTTGATGAATGTGTAACTTTCACAAATGGGGTAGGAACTGTAACAGGAACTCCAGTAGGTAATGTTTTTGTTAAAATGCCAGATGGTACTACAATGACAGTAACTCCTTCAGGAAGCACTGTAAACACAGGTGTAACTACATTTAACAGTACTGGTGGAGTAACTTATAAATATAATACTACAGTACAAGAAGTTATAATAGATACAAAAACACAACCATTAGTTGTAAAAGCTGTAATGAAAGTTCATGCTTTTAATCAAGATGTAGAAGTAGGAAACTATGAAATAGTAGTTCCTAAACTAAAATTTGATGGCAACATTAATTTAGATTTAGCATCTGACACTGTAAGTTCTATAGACTTAAATGGTACAGCTTTAGAAAACACTGCTGATTGTGGAAATGGATACTATGCAAAAGTAGAATTCGTTCCAATTAGTGAAACTAATTTAGCTCCTATCTTAGGTTTATTCGCTTCTCCTAATAAATATACATTCTCTTTAGCTGGTGTAAAAACTGCTACAGCTTATATTTTAGGATACAGAGGTGGAGTATATTCAAACAGTTTAATAGATAATGCTGATATTACTTTCGTAAGTGCTGCTCCTGCAACAGCAACTGTTAATAGTGCTGGTTTAATAACTGGTGTGGCTGAAGGTACAACTACTATAACAGCTACTTACCAAGGTTTAACTGAAGTAATAAGTATTACTGTAACTGCTTAATATGGCTTGCGTCGAATATCCATTGTGCGAACATGCTTACTATGAGGCACTTGAAGA